GTCACCATCATCAGAAACATAGCTGAATGCAGTAGTAACAAAGTCCTTATTAAGGGCTTCGAAACCAGCATACAATTGCCAGATTAAGATAATGAAACGACTAAAGTCATCGTTGTTGTTGATGAGAACTTGAGCGTTAGGACCACCGATACCTACGCCAATTGCTTGAGGACCAAAGAAATAACCTTGGGCAACTTCTTGGGAAGCGTAAGTACCACCTGTACCAGCAAAGGAGGTAGTAACGTTCTTGCTTGGGAAGTTCGTTGATTCGTAGAACTTCACACCTTCGAACTGAACACCAGTTGGCATTACAGGTTCACCAGCCAAGAAGTAAGCTTGACCAGCTTGTGGACCCATGTAGAAACTGGCGTTATTAGGCATCATGGGATTAGCCATGTACATGCCTTGACCGGGGTTACCGGCGTAACGTGCAATTTCACGGAAGTCAGGATCACGACGCAAGTGCATCATGAATGTAGGATCGCATACACAACGATACAAGCCATCAGCAAAGCTTGGTACGTTGCGCTTACGTAGATCCTTAACAACAGTCAGTAGGTCAGTACGTACTGAGAACTGTTGAATATTGGCGGTATACTCAGTTGCAGTATAGGTGATGCGATTAGAAGAATCTTTTGTCTTACCGCCAGGGAAGAAGTAACCGCCTTGTGTGCCAGAAGCTTGACCATTGGCTTCAGCTTTAGATAGTTCGTCAATGAAGACGCGATCGCGCCAACGACGATAATCATCAAGCAGAGTTAAGCTACCGATTGACTGGTGGAACATATTCAAGTTACCAGTATCCAACAACATGCGTTGGGCGGTAACTAGAGTTTCACGAGCAATTTTGAAAGTGCTGGGCTGAGTAGGATCGCCAGGATCAGCAGGGCCAGTGTATTCCTTAAGCACCACAAGGACTTTCTCCTTGGTGATGTTACGGCTGTTGGCAGTACCAATGGTTTGATCAGCGATCCGTTCGCGGCTATCCTTAGTACCAGGAGTGCCCCAGAACTTGTAACGATCTAGTTGAACAGTTTGACCAGGTTGACGAGTAAAGTCATGAACCACTACTGGTTCAACAGCCATCTCGGCAATGTATGCAGGGTGGGGACGATAGAGTTCCGCACCTAAGATTTTTGGAAAATCATTATCAATAAACATTTTAGTTTATTCTCCAGATTCGCGGGGATGTTTTTACGGGGTGAAAGATTCAGACATATGTATGTCTTATCTAACATGATTTTAACAGCCGGTAATTTATTAAATACCAGCTAATAAATCACTCCATTACAAACAATTTGTTTGCAACGGTTTGAGGTTGAGCTTGGTTCAAAACGCGCCAGGCATTTTGTGGGTCACGTGACATTGCATCACTGAAATCGCCCCAGAAATTACCAGGAGCTTGAGGAGCTGCTGCAGCAGGAGGTGCAGGGAACTGACCGTATTGACGATAGTCAACAGGCTGTGTTGGATAACCGCGAGTTCCTAGTTCTGCTTCGTTTTCGTATACAGGATACGGACCTTCAGGACCAAAGAACTTCAGTGTGTAATCACTAAGTACATCAGGATTAGTCAGAATTTCGTTGTAGGCCAGGTTCTCCTGGTGCTCATTAACAGCGAAATTGGCATAACCTGTGATTGTATTAGCTGCGCGGTTTCCCCATGCTACGGCGCTGTCCACCATCGCTTCCAGGTTTAGCGCGTAGTTGTTTAGAACTCCCGGAGCTTCCATTCCGAACGCGTCCAGTACCTGACGGCTTTCGTTGCTCAGATTGTAATAATCCGCTATCGCCGTATTTACTTCCTGGTGAGCCTGAGCCCCCGAGGATCCCGTCAAGTAGGTTGGGGAATAGTTGGGCGAGTAACCCTGGTTGGCTTGCCAGGTCTGCGGAGCCGATTGTTGCGTAGCTTGGCTGTACGCTTGCTGACCGTAGTTGGCCGGGGTATACTGTGTCGCCGGTTGCGAGGGTTGAGCCTGGAATGGGGATTGGACTGGAGCGCTCAGTAGCCCCACTACCTTGTTGAATGCCGACTCCCATGGGTTGCCCTGGGGTGCTTCCGGTTGGTATTGGGGGGCGTATTGAGTAGGGCTTGATTGGTAACTGGGGATCGCCTGAGGTACCGCTTGGGGGTAACTCGTACCCACCTGATAAGCCATCGGAGCTGCCTGGTAGTTGACCGGGGCTGCTTGTGGTGCTGCCACCACGTAGCTGCTCGGAGCGACGGCTGCTGGTGCTTGGCTCATCTGTGGGATCGATTGGACGGTAGCGTCCTGCATAACTCATCTCCTTTTGTAATGCTTCTAATGTACGATACAGATACGGAGTCAGATCCAATCTTGGATCCGCAGCCATCGGTAAATCCGGCGATTGCGGGTGAGGGGTCTGCATCATGCCACCCACCAGGCGAGAGAAAGAAGAATAAGCATTCTGCAATTCACCCACCATCCTGAACGGGAACCCAGAGAGCATCTCGGCCCGCTCCTCATCCGTTTTTGACGGGAAGAGGTACTTCAGTGCTTCAATGCTATCAACACCTAACTCCTGTAGGTTTCTAACAACAATTGAATTGTTAAGAATATCTTGTGTTGAGTCTTCATAAACAGGTCCTAACCAACGCCATTGGATAGTTACATCACCATCAGGTATTAGTCCAGATACACCTGGAGGGATCTGTTGTGTTTTAAGACAAGCCATCATTAATTTCTTGACTTGGTCTTCAAACATCGTCATTGCTTCTTCGTAAGCTGCGCTATCTTCTTCATTAGCTTCTTCAGGAAGTTCCAAAGGTTTCTCAAGCCCTGCAGCAGCCGCTAATGTATTACGAAATAAACTCTCTTCTTGATACAAGATTAATTCTAAACAACGACAAATACCATACGTATAGATAGCTGTTGCTTTTCGTTTAGAAGTTGCAGATACACGACCAAATAACGATTTGTATTCAGTTGCAGTTACTCCAGCAGATATCGAAAGTTCGTCTACACCACCCAATGCAGTACGTATTTCCTCACGATATTGACGTGCAAAACTATTTTGATCACCAGTAATTGAATCTGGAACAATGTAACCTACTCGATCGTTTGGNTCCAGGTTGGCAATAATTCTTGGTACTCGAAGTTGACCATCAACTCCTCTATAAACAGGATCAGATTTAAACCGTGATTGACTTAATGTACCAGNNCCAGCAAAGCCTGAGTTTGCTGCAATGGAGGGACGCTGAACTACAGCGTCACCNCCAGATTCCATTAAGTCTGTTTTAGGACGAGATGAAAGAAGTGTTGGATTACCAAAGAACTGTACGTTCTTACGCATGGTACGAACTATGTCGTCATGCGTACATATATGATTAGCTAAGCTATCAAACTCACCAACCCCTTCCATTGAGAAACCTTTAGTATTATTAAAGATTTCAACACACGGAATGAACCCAAGAGTGTTCTTAAGTGTCTTGGTACGTCCTGGTACACCTTGATAATTAGTATCAAAAGATAGTTCAGATTCTGAGTGGGTTTCTTCTATTGTTTTACGTTTAATAGAAAGACGGATATAACGTTTAGCACCGCCTTGTCCCATACCTGCTGGGCCTGTTAAACTTGATGTAGCAAGATCTTGCTGATACCCAAAGCCTTGACGTACCTTATAGCTATAGATGATTACTACTTCATCAAGCTCGCCGTCAATATTATAAAAACTTCGATATTCGTGACGACGAAAAAAGTAAAGACGATAGTTGTTCTGAGTTGGGCGAATGTAAAAAAGACCTTGTCCATCACATAGGAAATAATCCCAGATTGAATCTAGGCGTGTGTCTATTTGATTAAATTTTATTACGCGATCAAGAAAGTCTTTACGTTGATTACCAAAATTATCTTGCGCAGGAAAAAATTCAACACCTTGACGAGTGCCAAATAATTTCATCTGCGCCAGGTGAGACGCAACAATCCCGGTATCAACAGCAGCTCCACCATCCTTTTCAAGATAGGAGTCAACGATCTCTTTGAGCCTGGATTTGGCGTCCAACGACATTAACTATTTCCCCTTTTATATCTATTGATCTTAGCAGTATTTGCTAGACCTTGTCACTTCTTCTTTTTGTCAGCAGCTTCTTTTTTCTTAGCGATCATAGCTTTGAATTTATCTTGTGCTCCAAGTTGAGCAGCGCTCATCTTACCTTTTGCAGGTGGCACAGCACCTTTTTTAGCAGGGGGTACCGCACCTTTTTTTGGTGGTACTGCACCTTTCTTAGCAGGTGGCATCTCACCTTTTTTAGCAGCGGCCATAACTAAAAGTTCGTTTAGATTTATTATAGCAAAAAACTACTTTTGTTGAGATTTTTTATATGATCTAGCTGCACGACTTGCAGCTCTAGCCTTCTCAGTATTTGGTACAAATTGCTTACCTTCTTTACTACCAGCTTTTTTCTTTGCATCAGTTTTAATACGTTCTTCTTTTGATAAAGAAGCCCATGCCTTCTCTGGTAAGTAACGTTTGGTTTGTCCTTTTTCAATTGCTTTGTCAGCCATTTTAATTATTTACTATCTTTATATTTTTTAGCAGCAGATTTTGCTTTGCTGCGTTTCTCATATTCATCTTTAGTTTGCCACTTTTCTTTACCCCATTTAGTTAAATCTTTTTGTGGTTTTCCTTTACCTCCTTTGTATCCACCACCTGCTTTCTCATACTGTTGTGCAACTAGCTGGGCCTTGCGAGCACTCCATTGACCTGGTTTACCACCAGAAGATCCTGCCATTACACGATCTTTAATGGACTCACGTAGTTCT